CCCGTGACTGTCTGGCCGAAAAAATGACGCAGATCAGCGCCCAGGGCTACGACGTAGTGTTCCACGTACACGACGAGATGATCCTTGACGTGCCGAAGGAAGACACGAGAGCCGCGGAGCTGGTGGATAAAATAATGGCCGAGCCCATCGACTGGGCGGAAGGCCTGCCACTAAAAGGAGGGACTTATGAGTGCGAGTTCTACCGTAAAGACTAAAACACCCGGACAGATCATGGAGATCGTCCGGAACGATGTGAACCAACTGACAGAAGACGACAAGGACATCGTCATCCTGGCACTGGAGACCATCGAGGAGCTTTTCCGCCAGAAGAGGACGGCCAACTGGATCGCAGAAGAAGGCGGTGGCGCCTACTTTACACCCGGAGGCAATCCGGTCTATAAATGCGACACCTGTGGCTATGTTTACGGAGCCAACGAGATCCACCCGACCGGGAAAATCTGCCGAGGCTGCGGGCGACTGATGAAAAACGGAAGGAGATGGCACTGATGGAAGTATTAGAAATAAGAGGCACACGGGACGCCATGTTCACGATGCGCCTGAACATGGCGAACTGCTTCCCCTGCTCTGTCACCTGGCTCCGGAAGCTACTGAAGAAGGCGATCGATGTCTCTGACGATCCGCAGCTGTACCGTGCGGAACTGGTGCTCTACATGAACGACCTGCTCGCCGAGGTGACGGATCCGGAGAAAAAGGCAAGCATCCTGCAGGAGTTCCGAGACTATAAGGAAGCAGCCGATCACAGACAGCCGGGCATCGATGCACTGGCCGAAGAGATCGAGAAGCGGAAAGCCTGGATCAATCACAACCTGGGAAAGAAGCAGCCGAAGCACGAGGCACGCAAGATCCTGAAGGAGAAACGGGAGGAGCTGGCCACGATGAAGAAGATCCAGCGCTCCGAGTATGGCCGGAGTTATGCAGCGATTAAAGCGCTAAAAAATATGGAAAAAGACAAGAAGAACCTCCTGGAGTGCCTGGTGGTTCTCGGACAGGGAGGAGAAACAGATGAAACTATTGCAGGGTGACTGCATCGAGCAGCTGCGAAGACTTCCGGAGGATGTCCGGGCGGACATCTGCCTGTGCGATCCGCCCTACTCTTCCGGAGGACTGCACGCCGGGGATCGCAAGGCGAACACCACGGCCAAGTACACGGACAACGACTTCAACGGTGCTGCAAAGCTCCCGCCGTTCTCCGGTGACAATATGGACCAGAGGAGCTTCACGGAGTTCATGCGCCGGGTATGCGTAGAGCTCCGGCAAAAGACACGGGAGGGGGGGATCCTGGCCCTCTTCGTAGACTGGCGGAACCTTCCAGCGATGACGGATGCGATCCAGATGGCCGGATGGGTGTGGAGAGGTGTCTGCGTATGGGACAAGGGCATCTCCAGGAACCAGCCGGGACGCTTCAGGAACGACTGCGAGTACATCGTGTGGGCCAGCAATGGCGACCTGCCGATCGACTGGGAGAAGGCGAAGGGCACGAAAGCCCTGCCGGGAGTTTATCACATCCCGATCGTCCCCGGAAAGCAGCGGAAGCACCAGACGGAGAAGCCCGTGGAGCTGATCGAGAAGCTTCTGGCCATTGCACCTGCAGACGGACTCGTGATCGATTGCTTCATGGGGTCCGGCACGACAGGCGTGGCCAGCGTGAACACCGGCAGGGGCTTCATCGGGATCGAGCTCTCCCCGGAGATCTACCGGACAGCGCAGGAGAGGATAGAAGAGGCACTGCTCGCCGATGCGGGCGGGCTGCTTGACTAAAAGGAGCCGCACATGGAAAACGTAGTTATAAAAATGGAAGACAAAGTCGTGACCGGACTGAAGAACAACCCCGCGATCTGGATCGCCGAGGGCGGCAGCAGGTTCTCGGCTAAATGGAAAAACAAGGAGATCCACTGGGCGGAGCTCCTGGCCAGACTGCGCAACGTCACCATGACGCAGGAGACGCAGGCCGAGTATTTCAAGATGACAAAAGCCCAGCAGGACAAGATCAAGGACGTCGGCGGCTTCGTCGGCGGAACGCTCACAGGCGGCCGGAGGAAGACGGACACGGTCAAAGACCGCTACCTCATCACCTTCGACCTGGACACGGCCCCGGACGGCTTCGTGGAGACGATGCAGCTGGAGGCTCCGTATGCCTGGGCGATCTATTCAACCCACAAACACAAGGCAAGCGCCCCGCGCTTCCGTCTGATCGCACCGCTCTCCCGGGCTGTGGATCCGGATGAGTACGAGGCTATCACGAGAAAGATGGCCGAAGAGATCGGGCTGGAATATTTTGACAGCACGACCTTCCAGCCGTCGCGTCTGATGTACTGGCCAAGCTGCTCACGTGACGCCGAGTTCGTCTTCGAGTATAACGACGGGAAGCCGGTGGACGCGGATGCGTGGCTGAACAAGTACCCGGACTGGAGGGATGTGACCTTCTGGCCAGTCTGCCCGGATGAGATCCGTGTGCAGAAGAAGCGCCAGGAGAAGCAGCAGGATCCCCTGAAGAAGAAGGGACCGGTCGGAACATTCTGCCGCACGTACACCGTGCCGGAAGCGATCGAGACCTTTCTGCCGGATGTCTACACGAAGGCACCGGGCAAGGATGACCGCTACACCTACGCAGCGGGCTCCACGTTCGGGGGGCTTGTCATCTACGACGACGGGCTGTTCTGCTATTCAAACCACAGCACGGATCCGGCCCACGGGATGGATCTGAACGCCTTCGACCTGGTACGTGTTCACAAGTTCGGCCAGGAAGACGCCGACATCGCAGAGGACACTCCGGCCACAAAGCGGCCAAGCTACAAGGAGATGATCGAACTGATCCGACAGGATCCCGGCTGCATCAAGACCTACGACGCGGAGAGACACGCAGCGGCGGCCGACGACTTCGCCGGAGAGCTGACACCCGAGGAGAAGGAACACTGGAAGCTGACGCTCCAGCGCACGAAGCAGGGCGCGGTCGAGACAACGATCGACAACCTGGTGAAGATCTTCGAGACGGACGAGAACCTTCAGGGCATCGCCTTCAATGATCTCTCCGGCTACGTGGAGATCGTAGCACCGGTACCCTGGAAGAAGGAGCTGACGGAGTGGAAAAACGCAGACGACTCCTGCCTTTATGTGTATCTATCAAGGAACTACAACGACTTCCGCAGGGCAGACGTGACGGACGTGCTCACCCAGATCGCACACAAGAGAGCCTTCCACCCGGTCAAGGACTACATGAAGAGCCTGCCGGACTGGGATGGCGTACCAAGGATGGAGACGATCCTGATCGACTACCTGGGGGCCGAGGACTGTGCCTACTCCCGCGAGGTGGCGAAGAGGTGGCTGCTCGCAGCGATCTCCAGGATCTTCCGTCCCGGCTGCAAGTTCGATTATATCCCGGTGCTCTCCGGTCCCGGAGGCATCGGCAAGAGCACGCTGATCGCGAAGCTGGGCGGGGCATGGTTCTCCGACTCGCTGTCCTTCGAGGATATGAGAGACAAGACCGCGGCCGAGAAGATCCAGGGCACATGGCTCAATGAGATCTCGGAGCTGAAGGGAATGAGGAAGACGGAGGTCGAGAGCGTCAAGAGCTTCATCTCCAGACAGGAGGACATCTATCGCCCCAGCTATGGACGACAGGTGGAGCATCACAAGCGCAGCTGCGTCTTCATCGGAACCAGCAACGCGGACGACTATCTGAAGGACGTCACCGGCAACCGACGCTTCTGGCCGGTCAAGTGCTCCGGGCAGACAAAGAAGAGGCCCTGGGAGCTTACGGCTGACGCGGTAGCGCAGATCTGGGCGGAGGTTCTCTTCTATTATGACGGGCTGGACGAGAAGACCCTCGTGCTGCCGAAGGATGTCGAGAAGGAAGCCCTGGAGCACCAGGTCGCAGCACTTGAACATGACGAACGCCTGGGCCTCGTGGCCGTGTACCTGGAGAAACTCCTGCCGAAGAACTGGGCGTCGATGGATCTGACGGATCGCCGGTTCTGGCTGGACAATGAAGCGGAAGGCGCAGAGGGCACGGAAGCCCGCACGCAGGTCTCCGTCATGGAGATCTGGGCGGAGTGCTTCAGGATGTCACCGACGGCCAAGAAGAGAACCGACTCGGATGATATAACGAGGATCCTGACGCAGCTGGGCTGGGACAAAAAAGGGACCCAGAGGATCCCGCTTTATGGCCCCCAAGTGGTTTACATAAAAGTGTAATTAGCTCCCTAAAAAAGTGTAATTAGCTCTGGAGCTAATTACAAAAACAAACGTTATTTTTGTAATTAGTAATTAGCTAATTACAAGCTAATTACAAGCGCAAACGCAGACGGGACAAGGGTTTAACACTGTTTTGTAATTTGTAATTAACTAATAGAAAAATAAAAAAATTTTGGAATTTAGGGGTAAAAAAAGCAAAAACGCGCATATACGCGTATATACGTGAGAAAGTTCAGCTAATTACAAAAGCTAATTACAAGGAGATAAAACGATGGAAAAAGACATAGAGAAAAAATTTGTCGACGGGATCAAGAAGATCGGCGGCCGTGCCTATAAGTTCGTGTCGCCCGGCAATGCAGGGGTGCCGGATCGGATAGTCGTGCTGCCTGGTGGGAGGGTCATCTTCGTGGAGTTAAAAACGGAGACGGGCAGACTGACGGGGCGACAAAAGATTCAGATCCGGACGCTATCGCGACTGGGATGCGAGGTGTGGAAGCTGTACGGAGAGGATCACGTCGAGGCGTTCCTTGCGGAGATGGCCGGCCGACTTTTCACCGATGGCCTGGCAGAAGGTCTCGGAACGGAAGGAGGTGATCGTCGTGAGATTTACCCCGCACAGCTATCAAAAGAGGGCTGTCTCTTTTATCCTGGAGCATGAGGCGGCCGGTCTTTTCCTGGAGATGGGACTCGGCAAGACGGTCATCACTCTCACGGCGATCGAGGAGCTGATGTGCGACCGGTTCGAGGTCTCCCGGGTCCTGGTGATCGCACCGCTGCGAGTGGCCGAGGACACATGGAGCAGGGAGAGCGAAAAGTGGGACCACCTAAAGCATCTGCGGATCGCGAAGATCCTGGGAAGTGCGGCAGACAGGATCCGGGCACTGAAGAAGAGCGCGGACATCTACGTCATCAACCGGGAGAACGTGGTGTGGCTGGTCGAGTATCTGGAAGAGAACCGGATCCGCTGGCCCTTCGACATGGTCGTCATCGATGAGCTGTCCAGTTTCAAGAACAACCAGGCGAAGCGCTTCAAGGCACTGAAGAAGATGCGGCCGATGATGGACCGGATCGTAGGGCTGACCGGAACACCGGCAGCGAACAGTCTGATCGATCTGTGGGCCGAGATGTATCTCCTGGATCGAGGCGAGAGACTGGGGCGGACGCTGACAGCCTACCGGGGCAACTGGTTCCGGCCGGGCTACTCCAACGGCCCGATCGTCTACAAGTGGGAGCCGAGGCGCGGAGCGCTGGAGGACATCACGAAGAGGATCGCGGACATCACGGTCAGCATGAAGGCCGAGGACTATCTCACCCTGCCGGACAAGATCGAGACCACGATCAGCGTGCAGCTGGACGAGAAGGCGATGGGCGCCTACCGGGAGATGGAACGGGAGAGCCTGATGGAGCTGGAGGGCGAGGAGATCGTGGCGCTGGATGCTGCGGCTGTCATGTCAAAGCTCCTGCAGGTAGCGAACGGCTTCATCTACGACCAGACGCACCGGGCGATCAGCGTCCACGAGGCAAAGTTGGACGCCCTGGCCGAGATCATCGAAGCGGCGAACAGCCCCGTCCTGGTCTTCTACAACTTCCAGGCCGACAAGGATGCGATCCTGGCCAGGTTCCACGATGCGAGGACCCTGGAGAACGACGCAACGATCGAGGACTGGAACAGGGGCCGGATCCGGTTACTACTGGCACATCCGGCCAGTGCAGGCTACGGCCTGAACTTACAAGACGGCGGTCACATCATGGCATGGTACGGACTACCCTGGAGCCTGGAGCAGTATCTCCAGGCGGTAGCAAGACTGCAGAGGCAGGGCCAGAAGTACCCGGTCATGGTCTACCACATAATCGCGAAGGGCACAGTGGACGAGCAGGTCGTCCGGAGCCTGTCCGCGAAAGATGTCACACAGAGCGCACTGATCGGGATCCTGAACGACAGGAAGCAGTGCTACACGTAAACGAAAGGAGCGAGAACCATGAACAACACACTGACAGACCTGAACAACTACCTCTTCGAGCAGCTGGAGCGCTTAAACGACGACGAGCTGGATGATGAGGGGCTGGATCGGGAGATACGGAAGACCGAGGCAGTCGTCAAGGTCTCCGAGAAGATCATCGAGAACGGTGAGCTGGCCTTTAAGACCATGAAGCACCTGGACGACTACGGGTACCACCCAGACAAAGGGACGGCAGCACTGCCACCGATGCTATCAACGGGGGGGGGGGACTGGTAAATGATTTATAAATATCCGGACGAGATCGAGGACTTCGTGAGAGAGTGGTCCCCGAAGATGAGAGACCAGGAGCTGGCGGCCAAGGTCAATGAGACCTTCGGCACCGACTTCACACCTGGACGCATGAAGGCCTACAGAGGCAACCACGGCATCCGGAACTACAAGAAGCAGCTGTCCAAGGAGGAGTACTGGAAGTATCAGACAAAATACCCCGAGGGGATGTATGAGTACATCCGCGACAACTCCCGGGGCGTGAGCTCCAAGGAGATGGCCGAGAGGGTCAAGGAGCTCTTCGGCTACGAGATGACACCCACCTGCATGAAGCAGTTCAGGCAGAGGCACGGCATCAAGTCGGGCGTCACCGGATGGTATCAAAAAGGACACCCACCCGGAACCAAGGGCAAGACCATCGAGGAGATCTGCAAGAACGACCCGGAGAAGCTGGCCAGGGTCCGGGCGACCCAGTTCAAGAAGGGCGACAGACCGGTGAACGAGATGCCAGTCGGGACGATCGTGGTCAACTCTTACGGCTACAAGCTCCGGAAGAAGCAGATGGAGGGAACGATCTGGGAGAGGTGGGAGTTCTTACACCGAGCAGTCTGGGAGGAGCACAACGGCCCGATACCGGAGGGCATGATGATAACCTTCAAGGATAGCAATAAATTAAATTGTGATATAAGCAACTTAATGATGATTACAAAAGGCGAAAACAGCGCGTTGACACGGTACGGCTACCGGTTCGAGGATCCTGATCTGACAGAGACGGGTCTGGCGGTGGCGCGATTAAAGCAGGCAGTGGCAAAGAAGAGGAGGAGCAAGACATGAAGATCTATTTGAGCGGACCGATCACAGGCGTCGCAAACTACCGGGAGAACTTCCGGAGAGCGAAGGAAGCACTGACGAGGGACGGCTACACCCAGATCATCAACCCGGCGGAGCTGTGCGAGGTCCTTCCGGAGTCAATCGCAAGCTGGGAGGACTATCTGGAGATCTGTCTGGATCTTCTGGACAAGGCGGAGGCCGTGGTGCTTCTCCCCGGGTGGGATATGAGCAGGGGCGTCCGGAGGGAGATCAGGTACGCTATCGCAAAGGACAAGCTCATCTTGGAGTATGAGACGACGATGGAGAGATAGGAGGGCGGAAGGTATGACGGACAAGGTGTACGACTTTTTGACGGCCCCGCAGGTTACGGCGGCCGAGATCAAAGCGAAACGGAGGGCGAGAGCGGAGCGACTGTCCGCAGCGATCCCGGGTGCTATCCGGTACGACGTCCCCCGTGTTCAGTCGTCACCGTCTGACCGCATGAGTGCGGCGATCGCGGACGTGGACGAGCTGGACCGTGAGATCGCCGACCTGAAGGATCGGATGAAGAACGAGCGCAGGGCGATCGTGGACGCTGCGGATCAGTTCCTGGATTACCAGGAGCGGCGTGTCATCATTCTCCGGTACATCGACCGGGCATCGTGGTCCTGCATCGCGAGCGTGCTGCATAGGTCGAAGAGCACGATCCACCGGATCCATCGGAGCGCCGGGGAGAAGCTGTCCACAATATGTGGATAATTTTGTTGATAAAATCCGCAAAATGTTGACATGGCACAACCACATGTGCTATTTTGGTAATATGGAAAATTATGAAGAGGAGCGATGGAACCATCCACCCAGCTCCTCTTCTGCGTTTCCTCCCGGTACGGAAGGAGGTGATCGCGTGGCCGGAAAGTACGAGAAGTGGCTGGAAGCCGACGGGCTCAAAAAGCTCGAAGGATGGGCGCGCGATGGCCTGACCGACGAGCAGATAGCCCACAACATCGGCATCGCAAGGAAGACGCTGATCGAGTGGAAGCAGCGCTTCGGTGACATTGGTGACGCCTTAAAAAAGGGCAAGGAAGTCGTAGACATCGAGGTCGAGAACGCCTTACTGAAGAGGGCGCTCGGCTACGATTACGAAGAAGTGAAAACCGAGACGGAGAACGGTGTGGTGACGAAGGTCACGACGATCACGAAGCAGGTCGTCCCGGATGTGACTGCGCAGATCTTCTGGCTGAAGAACAGACGGCCGGACAAGTGGCGCGACAAGGTCATCTATACCGACGAGAGCGAGCTGGAGAAGCTGGACGAGCTGATCGGCTCCATCGACAGACTGGCGGACAAGCATGGCGGAAAGTCTTAACTTTTCCACGATGCAGCTGGACTACTGGAGGAACGCAACGCACCGGTGGAACATCAAGACCGGCGCGACTGGATCCGGCAAGACGTTCCTCGACTTCTATTTGTTGCCGAAGAGGATCAGATCCTGCACAGGTGCGGGGCTGATCGTGCTGATCGGTAACACGAAGGGCACGCTCCAGCGTAACGTCATAGACCCGCTGCGTGGCATATACGGCGACAGACTGATCGGGGACATCGGGAGCGACAACACGGCCGAGCTGTTCGGCAAGAAGGTCTACTGCCTGGGAGCCGATAAAGTGAACCAGGTGGCCAAGATCCAAGGCTCCACGATCGAGTACGCATACGGCGACGAGATCACGACCTGGTCGCAGGAAGTCTTCGAGATGTTAAAGAGCCGACTCCGTACACCCCGGAGCTGCTTCGATGGTACGTGCAACCCCGCCGACCCGGAGCACTGGTTCAAGGAGTTCCTGGAAGGCGATGCGGACATCTATCTCCAGGAGTACACGATCTACGACAACCCGTTCCTGCCGAAGGGCTTCATCGACGAGCTCTGCAAGGAGTACGCCGGGACGGTTTACTACGACCGGTTCATCCTCGGCAGATGGGCGAGGGCGGAGGGCCTGGTCTTCAGGTTCTACGCGGACAAGGAGGACGAGTACCTCTACGAGGACGCCGATCTGTACGACGCAGACGGGAAGCTCCTGCGGCCGTTCTCGAAGCTGGTCATGGGGATCGACTTCGGAGGCAACGGATCGCAGACGACCTTCGCACTGTGGGGATATATGGGAGACTACCACGACTTCCGGGTGCTGGAAGAGGGAGGGCTCCCGCTTACTGACAACATAAACGCGCAGGACATCTGTGACGCCTGGCTGGCGTTCACGAAGGCCTGCATGAAGAAATACGGGCGGATCGACTGGATCTTCCCGGACTCTGCATCGACGACGCTCATCAACTCGCTCCGGAGCACGGCCGAAAAGAACGGCCTGCCGAAGAACAACATCGCCGGATGCAGAAAAAACGAAGTAAAGGATCGCCCGCGGACGATCTCCAGGCTGTTCAATTCCGGACGCCTGAAAGTCAACCGCAGGTGCGAGCATACGCGCAAGGCCTTCCGGTCGCTGGTATGGGATCCCAAGGATCCGGACAAACCGGAGGACAAGAACCTCGGGAACATCAACGACTGGTACGACGCGAACTGCTACTGCTTCCTGGACTTCGTGGAGTATATAGACCTAAAGGCATAAAGGAGGGCCGCACATGGCGGACGAGAGGACAAAAGTCAACGCAGCGATCGAGCAGCTGAAGCGGCTCGGCTATTCCTATAACGACGACGCGCAGAGCATCATCGAGCTCTGCGACCTGTGGTACACGAACCAGGAGACCGAGTTCCACACCCGGAAAAACCTGAACGACGTGGAGATCAAACTGGACAGCCTGAACTTCGCGAAGAGGTGCTGCGCCGATGACGCGAACCTCTGCGAGGTCGTGGAGATCAATGCAGGACAGAACGAGACGGTCTTCCAGGGCGTTCTGGACATCCTGGAGGACAACCGCTTCCAGGTTATGTACCGGAAGCAGCTGGAGCGCCTGTCCGCTTCCGGCACCGTGGGCGCATACCTGCGCCTGGAGGGTGCGGAGATTTTAGAGGACGGACACGCCAGAGGCGGCAAGATCCGGATCAACTACGTCAACGCGGCGGGTATCGTACCGCTGACGATCATCAACGACGACGTGGTGGACTGTGCCTTCGTCGGTTACGACGTGAAGGACGGCAAGACCCACCAGATGCTCGTGATCTTCAAGAAAAAAGAGGACACGGGACGCTATACGGCGACCACCTACGTCTTCGACAAGGCTGGGAAGCTCCTCGGGGATCCGCAGGAGGTCGAGCTGGGGGAGGTGAGACCCTTCGCGATCATGAGGACGGCCGAAGTGAACAACCTGGACGACATGGAAGGCTACGGTCTCCCGAAGCTCTACAACGCCATCCCGGCGCTGAAAGTGGTCGACCTGTGCTGGAACATCCTGCACGGCGATCTATCCAAGGGCGACAAGATCCTGCTCATCAATGAGCTGCTTGCGATGGTCAAGAAGGACGACAACGGCAAGCCCATCCTTACGAAGGAGCAGAAGGAGCTCTTCGTCCTGCTCGGCGAGAAGCTGCCGGATCAGAAGAGCCTCATCCAGGAATACAACCCGGAGATCAGGATCGGATCGATCAGGGAGTCGATGGAGCTGGCGCTCTCTCTTCTCTCGATGTCCTTCGGGTATGGCACAAAGAAATACACCTTCGAGCAGAACCAGATCCAGACGGCCACCGAGTACATCGGGGAACGCCAGGACGAGATGCAGGAGCTTAACAAACAGCGCCACGAGGCGACCGACTACATCGTCGGCATCGTCGAGGCTGTGGTGTGGTTCTCGAACACCTTCCAGGGAACGAACTGGACGCTCGACGAGGATGTCTGCGTAGAGTTCGACGACAGCTTCATCATCGACAAGGAGACGCAGCTGGCCCAGATGCGGCAGGATGCGATCTCGTTCCCGGATGTGAAGGAGTTCAAGATCCTCTACGTCATGGAGCGCCTGAACTGTGAACGCGAGGAGGCGATCGCATACATCGACAGCCGGGATCCGGATGTTGATGACGAGACGGAGGACTAACGCATGGCACTAACTGACGCGCAGATCGAGGCACTGGCTGATGACTACCTCGTGGGACTGTTTCAAACAATGGAGAAGGATGTCATCCAGGACGTTGCGCGTCGTGTCCGCAAGACCGGCAGACTGACGGAGACGGCGGAGATCATGGCCCGCAATATGCACGAGCAGGGCTTCAGCCCCGCGAAGATCTACGCCGAAGTCATGAAGACCTTGCAGGCAGATCCGGCGTACATGGCCGAGGTGGCACAGAATACGCTGGAATACAAGAAGATGGTCGCGGCAGAGATCCGGGCCACCGTAAGAGCAGCACAGAGGGCCGGCGATGAGCTTGTGGCTAACGCCGGCACTATGACATATAACAACGACCTCTCGATGTGGGAGCTGGCCGGCCAGGATCTAACACCTCCGAGCCAGATGTCGCAGATCGTCGGCAGCTTCCAGAGGGAGCTGAACGGACAGATCAGGAACCTCACCAGGACGACGGGCTTCAAGGGGACGCTCCTCGGCACGACGGGCGTCAAGCAGGCCTACACGAGAGCCCTGGACGTGGCACTTGTGGAATTATCGACCGGGACGTTCTCGTTCGATGCAGCTTGCAACCGTGTCGTGAAGGATCTGGCCCGCTCCGGACTGCGCACGATCGACTACGCCAGCGGCAGGAGCTACCAGCTCGACACCGCTGTCCGGATGAGCGTGCGGACAGGCATGAACCAGATGGCCGGAAGGATCACCGAGGCGAACTGCAAGAACAGCGGCACCGATCTCGTGATCGTATCCCAGCACGAAGGAGCCCGACCGGATCACGTACCCTGTGAGAACCAGGTGTACAGTCTCTCCGGCAGGTCCGACGTCTACCCAGCCTTCAGCGCACCGCTCGGAGAAGGTGCTGGCTACGGATCGGTGGACGGCATCTGTGGAGCGAACTGCCGGCACACGTTCTACCCGTACTGGGAGGGGATCAGCAAGATCCACACGATCGAGCCGAAGGCCCCGGTCGAGGTGAACGGCAAGACATACAGCTATTATGATGCTACGCAGAGACAGCGCAGCATGGAGAGGGAGATCCGGGCACTGAAGCGCGAGGAGTACAGCGCGGGAACACCTGAAGAGGCCCAGGAGATCCGCAACCAGATCAGATCGAAAACGTCGGACTACCACAGCTTCAGTGACGCCGTGGGGATCCGGCCAAAAGATAACCGGCTACGCGTAGCAGCGTAGTCAGCAACGCAGGGTAGCGCAGCCCGGAAGCGCGCTGGATTGCTTGTCCGGAGGTCGCAGGTTCAACTCCTGCCCCTGCTATTTCCCACCGGTGAAAGACCGGTTAATAAATCATTTTAGGAGGATGAAGCACATGAAGAACATCGAGGCAATCTTAAAAGAGGCAGGTCTGGAAGTCACGGCCGAACAGCTGGCGGCCATTGAGAAGGCGGTCAAGGAGAACTACAAGACCGTCGTGGACTACGACAAGCAGAAGGAGAAGCTGGACGCTGCGGAGGACAAAGCGAAAACGCTCGAAGAGTCCCTGGAGAAGTTCAAAGACGTTGATCCGGAAGCACTGAAGCAGTCCATCGAGGACCTGAAGAAGGAGCTGAAGCAGAAGGACACCGAGTACGCGGGCAAAATCGCGGACAGGGACTTCGAGGACGTCCTGAAGGACGCGATCAGCGGAGCGAAGGGCAAGAACGCGAAGGCGATCCGAGCTCTTTTGGATCTCGACACTCTGAAGGCTTCAAAGAACCAGAAGGACGACGTCGCTGCGGCGATCAAGGCACTCACAGAAGCAGAGGACAGCGCGTTCCTGTTCGCAAAGGACGACGGGGACGAGCCGGACGACGCTGACGACGATGCTGCCGGAGTGGTCGGCAAGGCTGACGTCATAGGAACCGTAAAAGGCGGAAGCGGGGACAGCTTCCTCGCAGGCCTGCGCTCTTCGATGGGCCTGGCATCTTCCGCCACTGAAAAGAAAGAGTAAGAGGTGATAAAAATGGCAAATACCATCCAGAAGTTTAAGAAGTACGTGGTGGGCCTCCTCGATGAGGTCTACAAGAACGCATCCAAGACAGCGATCCTCGACGGTGCTCCCGAGCTTGCGAGCCAGGGCGCAAACGCCGACGAGCTCATCATCCCCAAGATCGACATGGACGGCCTCGGGGACTACGATCGCAACTCCGGCTACACCCAGGGCGACGTGACCTTCACAAACGAGACCGTGAAGTGCAACTTCGACCGCGGCAGAATGTTCACCGTGGACAACGTGGACAACATGGACACCGCCGGCATGGCCTTCGGCCGTCTCTCCGGTGAGTTCATCCGCACAAAGGTCGTTCCCGAGCTCGATGCGTTCCGTTTTGCGACCTATGCCGCAACATCCGGCGCGGACATTACAGCGCACAGCGGATCCTATGCTGACGGCGAGGCTGTTCGCAAGGCCATCGCTGCGAAGAACGACGCGATGACAGACGCCGAGGTTCCCGCAGAGGGCCGTGTGCTCTTCATCAACCCCGTCCTGAACGGTATGATCCGCGACATGGACACCACAAAGAGCAAGGAGCTCCTTGCGAAGTTCGCAGCCGTCGTAGAGGTTCCCCAGGCGCGTTTCTACACCGCCATCGAGCAGCTTGACGGTAAGAGCGAGGGCCAGAAGAAGGGCGGCTTCAAGAAGGCCGATAGCGGCTTCAACCTCAACTTCCTCATCGTTGAGAAGTCCGCAGTCATCCAGTACCAGAAGCACGTGGCACCCAAGACTGTCACACCCGAGCAGAACCAGGACGCAGATGCGTACAAGTTCGGCTATCGTAACGTCGGCATCGCTGACACTTACGAGAACAAGGCAGCAGGCATCGCTGGCGAGTATGCCGGCGCATAAGGAAGGAGGAGAGGCTCATGGGTAAGATCGTAGGACTTACAAAGGAGCTGATCGCCGCACGCAAAGAGGCAGCCAAGAAGGCTGCCTCTGAAGTTAAGGGCGAGAAGGCACCCGAGAAGAAGGAACCCGAAACAGGCAAGAAATAAGACAGGAGGGAGCTGCATGGCACTCGTAACATGGGAGCGATACAGCTCCCTTTATTCAGGAATTAAAGACGAGGATCAGTTCGAGATAGCGGAACAGAAGGCCGAGCTGGAAGTGGCCAGGGTGATCGGTGCGATCCACTGGGCGGAGCTTCCCAAGGACATCTCCGGGGAGTTTTATGCTGGCCAGCTGTGCGACTGCATCTGCAAGGTCATAGACTACCAGGTGCAGGCAGGCAGCAAAGCAGGCAAGGGCATCACGTCGGCATCCAACGACGGCTACTCGGAGAGCTACGCGATTGTGAAGCAATCCGAAGCAGTCGAGGAGCTGGACGCGAACATCCGGGCGTGGCTATCCGGCACTGGTCTCGTGAGGGCGTACTGATGGCAATGTTTACGGATGTAATAACTTTATACCAGAAGCAGGGAAGCAGCTGGAAGCGCACCGTCGTCGAGGGCGTGCAGTGGTCCGATAAGCTCGACAAGAGCCTCTCGACCGGAAAGCTCACGACATCCTGGAGCGCGAACATCACCTTCCCGGAGGACGTCCTGGATCAGATCGACCTGAAAACCTTCACGGAGGAGGATGCGATCTTCTTGGGCGAGCTGACCGAAGAAGTGACCAGCACAAAGGGGAGCAGGCTCTCCGATCTTCTGGCCACGTACCCGAAGGGCGGGATCATCCGCCAGGTGAACGACAACAGCAACCGCGACCTGCTCAAAAATATCAAGGTGGTGGTGTACTGATGGCGGACACTTTCGTTTTTAAGGGTTTTTTATACGACGAGGACAAGATCCTCGCGAAGCGCAACCTGGAGATGGGCGGAGCTGTGCAGAAGTTCATCGACAGCGAGGTCCTGCGGTTATGTGAACCGCTGGTACCGTTCGACCAGGGAACGCTGGCAAGATCCGGACAGATCAACACGGTCATCGGATCCGGCCAGGTTAAGTACCGGACGCCTTATGCGCGGCGCTGGTATTATATGCCGGCCAACTTTCAGGAAGCACCACGGCGCGGGAACCACTGGTTCGACCGCATGAAGCAGAACGGCGGGAAGGACGAGATCCTCGCCGGCGCGCGCAAGCTCGCAGGAGTTTAACTATGACAATATCGGCAGCACTTGCCTCCTGGCTCTCGTACTACGAGGCGATGGAGGTGGACACAAACCACATCACGGACGGCTCGGACAAGTACGGGCTCTTCAAGTCTCCGAACAGGACGACGAAGGAGTTCAACAACGGGACCTACGAGATCACGGAGTTCTACCAGTTCTTCGCTCGACAGGCTTCCGTGAGCGAGACAGACCGGAAGGACGCGGACGAGTGGCTGGAGGATCTGGCGTACTGGGCGGACGACTTCCCGTTCCTTTACGACTACCCGGCACTCAACGGAGGGCGCAAGATCGACAAGATCGCGCTGACCGGCGCACCGTACCCTATGGAGACCGGATCCGGCGACACGCTCTTCCAGATGTCCCTGGCTGTCACGTACACAAGAGAAAGAGAGGAATGAGAAAATGGCAGAACTTACAAGATTAAAGAAGTTTAAGACGATCCCGTTCATCAACATCGGGACAGACGCAGCTCCCCAGTGGGCCCGCATCGGCAAGTCTACGATCTTCGACCTCGCGCTCAATGCGAACGTCGTGACCAGCGACTTCATCGAGGACGAGATGCCGACCGACGACATCACCTACTACAAGCCCACCCTTCCGCAGGAGCTTCAGACTAACGCAGGCGACGCGGCCTTCGACTATGTCTACGACAAGTTCTACAACCTGCCCACAGGTGAGGAGGTCAAGGAGGACGTCCTGATCGTGTTCGCAGGAAAAACGAGCCCCTACAAGGCATGGAGATCGATGGCCACGATGATCCTGAAGGATCTGAACACCGTGGACGAGAAGATCCTGTTCGACCTTAACTTCGGCGGAACGATCGACCGCGGAACTGCAACCGTCACTGATGGCGTGCCCGAGTTCACAAGTGGAAACGCCTAAAAATAAGCACATAAGAGGAGGAGAACACAATGCTCTACACTGCAATCATTAAAGACCACAGCTTCGACCTGCCGAAGAAGACCCTGGCAGTCACCGAGAAACTGGAGAACGTCATCCGCACGGACACCCGTGCAGGCGTGTCGCTTCGTGAGAAGTACAAAGTGACCTATGACTGCGTGGCTAACCTGATCGGCCCGGAAAACGCAGCGGAGGCCATCGGTGCAACGATCGACGACTGCGACGTGAATGACATCACGCTCGCTTTCAGGATGATCGTGGACGCCTACAACAAGCCCCTGGAGGACTACAAGACCGACCGGAGCGCTGGAGATCTGAACCGCTTGCCGCTCGATAAGCTCATGACTCTCGTCGAGGCGGCGAAGCAGGTGAACAAGCTCGAAGAAGCCGGACACAAGAAGGAGTCCGGACCGCTTCAGGTCGTTAAATGATAGACCTCACAAAAAAGAGCCTGCCGAACACTGTGGAGGTGGACGGCAGGCTCTATTCAGTTTATACAGACTTTCGGGTCTGGATGAAGTTCGAGATCGCCCTGGCCGCGAGTCACGGCAGGGAACCGATCCCGATCGACTACCTGTTCAAGAATGAACGCCCGATCTACTGCGACGTCCGGGAGCTCTTAAAGTTCAGCCGGCCAGCGAGGGAACTGCCCCGCAAGGTCTCCGGAACTGCGAGCGACGACGTCATCGTGATCGATTTCAGAATAGACGCCGACCTCATCTATGCGGCGTTCCTTCAACAGTACCGGATCGACCTGACCGAGGTGGAGGGGCTGCACTGGCACAAGTTCCTGGCGCTCCTGAACGGACTCACGGAGACGAAGCTCTCCGAGGTCATGGGGTACCGGTGCTATGAGAGGCACGACCGGAAGGACATCGACCCCTATGAGGAGATGAGAGAGGCGTGGAGGATCGAGAAACCCCTGACCCGTGAGGAGCAGGATGAGCTCGATGACTTCAACAAGCAGTTTATGACATAGAGAACAATCGGAGGGCAGAACCAGCGCAGATGGATCCCTTTTATTTGATACTCAATTAGATACAAGTGGCCTAAAAACAGGCCTGTCCGGCATAGGCGGGCTCGCGACGAAGGGCATGGGCGCTATCGTGGCCGGCATCGGTGCCGCTACGACCGCCACTGTGGCCTTCGGTGCGTCTGCCGTGAACACTGGCAAGGACTTCGACGCGGCGATGTCGCAGATCTCCGCAACGATGGGTATGACATCCGACGACATTGCGAACAATGTCGAGGTGACGATCGGCGGGGCCGTCGTCAATGCCGGCGATACTTTTGACGCTCTACGCGAAGAAGCGATGCAGATGGGAGCGGAGACGAACTTCTCCGCCACCCAGGCTGCAGAAGGCCTGAACATCCTGGCGATGTCCGGCTTCGATGCAGGGAGCTCGATGGAGATGATCGAGGACGTCCTTCATCTGGCCGCAGCTGGCGGGATGGAGATGGCTGACTCGGCTGCATACATCGCCGGCTCCATGAAGGGCTTCAACGATGAGACGAAGGACTCGGCGTACTATGCCGACCTTATGGCGAAGGGTGCGACCCTTGCGAACACGTCCGTCGCACAGCTCGGCGAAGCTATGTCCGGCGGCGCGGCTACGGCTGCGGCATACAGCCAGGACGCGGACAGCATGACGATCTCCCTCTTGCGACTCGCAGAGCAGGGTGAGGTCGGAAGTGCTGCATCGACAGCCCTCGCGGCAGCGATGAAGAACCTCTTCACGCCAACAGACCAGGCAGCAGCCGCACTGGAAGAGCTCGGCGTCGCTGCATACGATAGCGAAGGTAATGCGAGAGACTTCAACAACGTCGTGGACGAGCTGAACGCTGCCCTGTCTACGATGTCCGACGAAGAGGCGAACGCTTACAAGCAGACGATCTTCGGCATCCAGGGCCTCGATGCGTTTAACAAGATGACCGTCACATCGGTCGAGAAGCAGGAAGAGTGGGCGGCTGCCCTTGCGGCATCCTCCGGCGAAGCTGCGAAGCAGTACGACACGATGACGGACAACCTGGAGGGCGACATCGCCATCTGGAACAGTGCCCTCGACGGCTTCAAGATCGCACTCTCTGACAAGCTCACCCCGGCGATCCGTGACTTCGTACAGTTCGGATCCGATAGCCTTGGCAAGCTGACCGAGGCGCTGGAGTCCGGAGACTACGAAGCGGTGGCCGAAGCTGCCGGTGAGATCGTGGTCGAGCTCCTGAACAGACTGACGGAGATGCTCCCGGATCTGATCGAGATGGGCGCGACAATACTGACCACCCTGATCGACGGCATCGCGGAGAGCCTGCCCCAGATCATGGACGCAGCGACGCAGATCCTGATGACGCTCGTCGATGCGATCCTGGAGAACCTGCCGACACTGCTCGAAGTAGCTCTGCAGATGATCGTCACACTGGCGACCGGCATCGCGCAGCATCTTCCCGAGCTGATCCCGGCCATCGTTGACGTGGTGCTCCAGATCGTGAACGTGCTGATCGAGAACCTGCCCCTCCTCATCGAGGCGGCGCTTCTCCTGTTCATGGGTATCGTCGAGGGCCTCATCCAGGCACTCCCCCAGATCATCGCAGCACTGCCGACACTGATCGACAGCATCGTCGCAGCACTGATCGATGCGATCCCGCTCTTGATCGACTGCGGTGTGCAGCTGTTCGTGGCACTGATCGCGAACCTCCCCGAGATCATCGTGGCCATCGTGAAGGCGTGCCCGGAGATCGTCAAGAGCCTCGTCCGTGGCTTCCTGGAGCTGGCGACCCAGATCAAGGACACCGGCCGGAAGCTCATGGAGAAGCTGAAGGAGGGCATCAGCTCCATGCTCTCCAACCTGGTGAACACCGCGAAGGATTTCGGCAAGAACATCGTGAACGGCATCTGGAACGGTATCTCGGCGGGCTGGAACTGGCTGACAGAGAAGGTCGGAAGCCTGGCGTCCGGTCTGTTCGATGCTGCGAAGAGTGCCCTGGGTATATCTTCACCGTCGAAGAAGTTCCGCTGGCTGGCTGAAATGTGCGTGGCCGGCTTCGATGATGGCATGGAGGACCTGATGAACGGCGACGCCTTCGGTGCAATGGTAAACAATACTCTGGGAACCGTAGCGACCAACCTCCGCGGAAGCGGTGGCGGTGGCCCGAACGGCCAGACCTTCAACTTCTACGACACCCAGACATCACCGGATGCGATCCGGAGGAAGGTGCAGAACACGATGACCTTCGGACTGGCAGGAGGTATCTGATAAATGGCTAATTTAGTTTTAATTCGTATCATCCGGAGCGATGGCAAGAGCTTCGTCCTGGGGACGGGCGCATGGCGCATCCTCTCGGATGGGTTAAAGGGCATAGATTTCCCGAACTTTTCCGTCTACTCGGACAAGAATGGCGTCGGAGACGGTGACCTTCTGTCCGGGAAGCGGATCGACAACCGTGACGTGCAGGTGAAGTGCAAGAGCATCGACCCGAGAGCGAACGCAGCGATCAGAGAGGCGACGATCTCCTTCTTCAATCCGAAGTACACGTTCAAGGTCTATATAACATACCAGGGCGTGACGAGATGGATCGAGGGCGAGCTGCAGGGCTTTTCCTGCCCGTCCGAGAACATCTACCGACCGATGGCACTGACGGTCAAGTTCTTCTGCAAGGATCCGATGCTGAAGAGCGTGGACGACTTCGGCAAGGACATCGCCTCGATCAGCGCAGGCTTCGGCTTCCCTTATGTGGAGACCCACCTCGACGACGATCCGGTGATCCCGGCCTATGCTGATATATACAGCTACAACCACGAGGTCGTGATCGAGAACGACGGCGACGCGATGACGTACCCGCGCGTGACGATCAACTTCCAGGGATCCGCTCTCAACCCAAAGATCTACAAGGACAACTACTACGTCCGGATCCTGGGACGCTTCCACGAGGGCGATGTGGTCGACATAGACTTCGAGAACTGCACGATCAAGAAGAACGGCGTCAACTGGATCCAGAACATCGACCGCTCGTCTACTTTTACGGCGATGGGCCTGAACCTGGGCGACTCGAAGGTGGGCTTCAGCGCGGACGATGGAGATGGCAACATGGCCGTGTACGTGTATTATAACAAGCTCTATCTGGGACTATAAGGAGGCGCGATGCAGCTGGCATTTATGGACGCGGAGTTCAACATCATCCGCTATTTTAAGTATATAAATTTGCAATGGTTCCGCCGGTACTACGAACCCGGAGAGTTCTCTGTGCAGCTCCCGGCTTCGGAGTATGAGGCGAGCGCGGTCTATATCTTTACAAAAGACCGCCCGGAGCTGGGACTCGTGCAAAAAAGACAGTACGCCGACGGATATGACGGCGAGGTCGTGCAGATCTCCGGCTACTTCTACGAGTACAAGCTGAACGACAAGATCACCTACCCGAGGTTCAAAGCCTCCGGAAACATCGAGACACTGGCCCGGGCAATAGTGAGCACATACAAGGAAGACATCCCGATCCTGGAGCTGGGCGCCGCGAACAGCCCGCTCCTGGGCGATGACACAACGAAGGAGAGCACGGGCGCAGGACTGGCCAGCGTTCTCTTCGAGCTTTTACAGACGCAGGAGCTCTCGTACCGGTGCCTTTATGACTACGTCAACAACACCATGAGCTTCATCGTCTGGAAGGGCAAAGACAGGACGCAGGACCAGGACGAGAACAGCTTCGTCACCTTCTCCGAAGGGTTCCGCAATATGCAGAACGAAGAGGTCACGATCGACGCCTCGAACTTCAAGAACTACGCCGTCGTGATCGGCAACGGGAAGTACGAGGATGGCAACCAGATCGAAGTCATCGTCGACCTGCGACCGGATCCGACGACCTACGCGCAGAAGCTCTACGTGGACCAGACCGGCGCCACGTTCGACAGCTCGAAGCAGACCCGGGCAGAATATAACGCCCAGTTATATCAGGCAGGGCTCGAAGAGCTGGCAAAGTACACCGACGTCACAAACGTCACCTTCGACACCATCGACCGCGGCCTAACCTACATGGAGGACTACGATCTGGGAGACAAGTGCGACGTCATCCTGGACAGCGTGGGTCAGTCCTTCACGGTCCGGATCATAGAGGTCCAGGAAGTGTTCAAAGAGTCGAAGCACACGATCACCCTGATCTTCGGCGAGAAGGTGCCGACGGTCTACTCAAAAGCAAGGAGGTAATTATATCATGCAGAAAATGACAGCGTTCCCCTTCACCTCGAAGATGACGTTCGACGAGAGGGGCTGGCCGCAGCTCGACCGTGGCGTCACTTCGGAAGTGCTGCGCAAAGTGTTAAAAAGCTACTACACGAACGGCGTGTTCGGCATCGCCGACTCGACCTGTCTCCAGGTAGTGGCTGCGACAGATGGCGCGCCCACCGTGCGAGTGCGTCCCGGTGTGTGCTTAATCAATGGCGCGACAGGCTACACGGAGGAGATCGTCAACCTCGATCTGACGGCCGGGGACACATCACTCCCCAGGATCGACACCGTCGTCGCAAGGCTCAACGACAACACCGACTACCGTGCGATCTATCTGGACATCATCCTCGGAACACCGGCGAGCACTCCGCAGGCTCCGGCACTCACGCAGACGGACTCCGTCTGGGAGATCGGTCTGGCCAACCTCTACCGCGCAGCAAACAGCACGGTCATCGTCGGCAGCAATATCACCGACACGAGACCGGACACGAGCCACTGCGGTTACGTCACAGCGATCCAGTCGATCGACACGTCGAGCCTCATGGAGCAGCTGAACGCGTTCTACGACGAGTTCGTAGCGCAGGCCAACACCGACTACGAGGTGAGCCGCCAGCAATACCTGACCCAGTGCGATCAGATCCTCCAGAGTGTCAGAAACTTCGAGACGGCTACCGAGGCGGACATCCTCGACTGGTTCGACAGGATCAAGGGGATCATCGACGAGGATGCTGCGGTGCATCTCCAGAACGAGATCGACGCAGCTGCCGAGCTTCAGTTCCGCCGCTTCTACGGGCTCGTGACGAAGGTCACGAACTTCACCAGGAACACGGACGGCTCGATCGCATCCTGCCGGGAGATAAACAACGGCGAGAGCGTCGTGGCCGAGACCACGTTCACAAGGAACGCGGACGGCTCGATTGCCTCATCCCAGACAATAGTGACACCGACGGAGGGCAGCTTCTTCTATACGCAGTCCACCGTCTTCACAAGATCGGCGGACGGATCGATCGCATCGATCACCGACGAATACACGAAAACAGCTAAAAGCTAAAGGAGGAGAACACAATGGCAATGAACGAAGTCATGGCGGGCGCTGATGAGG